TGCTCAGTCAGGTCAGGGTGGTGGGCCAGCACCCCCACGGTCTCCACGTCAAACGCAAAGGACCCATGGGTGATGACGGCCTCAACCAGCCCGCGTACCTCGTCTATTGACGAAATAAAGTGGGAGCCGGGGCGAAAGGAGGGGAAAAGACCCCGACCCCCACTAGTGCTTTTAGACCGCTCCAACGTCTTCATTGACCAGAGCAACCATGTCGTCGTAAGACGGAACTCGCATGATGTCGGCGTCATACGCCTTAGCCTCTGCCTGCTCCAGAGACTCTGGCGTCAGGGGAATGATACTCCACTCGTCGCTGAGGTCTCGCTCCTTGATGAGCAGGTGGTTGTACTGGGTCTGTGGCCCTGTACCGCTTCGGCTGACTGCCCAGTAGTGCTTGGACAGGGGGCCCTGCCGGTCGTCCTCGTTGAAGTTCCTCAGAGTGGCGATGACCCGGGTACCCGCCTCATATGAGCGGAGAGCCGATTCCTCACCACGCTCTAGAAGGAGCACGTTGAAGGCAAACAGGGGGCGAGGGCGGTTACCCGCATCGCACAGAGGACAGCCCCGGTCGTCCATACCCTCACGACAGACAAAGGACTTCTGCCCGGGACGGTTGACCCAGTGCTGCCTCCACGAGGCGTACGGGGCGTCCTGTAGAAACTTGATGAGCACAGGATCATTGCCGGTCTTCAGGCGGACGGCATAGTTGGCGTCCTCCCGCTTGAGGGTATCTACAGCACCCCAGCCCGACCTGATGATCTTTCGCACTTCTGGCTGGGGGGTTTCCTCAGCAGTCGCAACGTCATATTCTATTGGCATATTCTTCTCTCATCTCTCTCGTTACACCGGCCAGTTGGCTGCGGTGTGTTTCTTGAAGCCGTCCCAATCGGCTTCTCTTTGGTTGTCGAGATTGAACCTCTCGACGGCGGTGAGCAGAAACTCGACCTGCTCCCGACTGTAGAGACGACGGCCCTTGGGCACGACGCCGGGAATCTGTTCGCCCTTGGGGGCAGGTGTGCGGTAGTTGGCATGTGGTATCCATCCGTTCCTCTCCCACATCCTAATCGTCACGGCCTTGCGATGCAACAACCGTGCCAGTTCACCGATGGGGAAGAACTCCCGCAGTTCGCCGTGTACCTTGTAGTACTTGGGTTTGGCGTCTGAAAGCGCACTATCAAATCGAGACTTCGGAATAGGGCTATCTTCCCGATTTCGCGGGGGGGTACTACCCGGATAATCAAGTTCCTCGGAGTCATCATCCAGCAGGTCGGAGTGGTCTCTCTCCATGAGGTGTTGGAAGTACGTGGTTGGTTTCATAGTTTGAATGCCCATGTCACTTTCTCTATGTAGAAGCGTTCTATTTCCTCACGGACTTTAGAATCGTCCCATGCGAGGGCCAACACTTTGTCCTCACTCAGAAGTTCAACTACCTCACTAACCTCATCCCATAGGCCGGTGGCTCTAGCCCACTCCTCACACTCTGCTGCATCGAATGTCTTGCTAACCCTACGCTCACGCTTCAGTTTGTAGTCACCGATCTCATACCACAGGTGACCGTTGTCCCCTTCGTAACCCTCGGAATCCACGAGGTCACTGAGTTCCTTCTTTAAAGCGTCGGCCCTATGCTTGGAGGAATCGGCCAACTTCTTGGCACCTTTGTATTCCTCCACCAGTCTCAGGTTGTACATACTTTCGTCTCTCACAGTCCACTCACAATCTTCCATTACACTTCTGCTGATGACAGAAAGTCGGATAGGGAGCCCAAAGTGATCTCGTACTGACCACGGGCGTCGTAACCCTTGTCAATGAAGGCCCGGTTGATGAGGCGCTTCTCTTGGAGCATATCGTACTGCCTCTCCTCGATGCTGCCCCGCATGACAAAGGACGTGATCGTGACGTGAGGGAACTCAGAGGACAGCCTGATGATGCGTGACTCACGTTGATCCAACTTACCTGCCGACCATGGCAGGTCATAACTTATCAGATGGTTAGCCATTGGAAGGTCGACTCCGTACCCCCCAGCGTCAGAGGACAGGAACACCCTCACGTCGGGGTCGGTACCGAACCTGCGCTTCGACTGCTCCTTGTCGTGGGCCGACATGCCCCCCATGAAGGTTGTGCATTTGGTAGCCCCGGACAGTGCGATCTCCAGCAACCGTAGGTTCTGTCTAAAGAAGGAAAAGATCACCACCTTGTTGGCTGGATCTTCGTCAAGGATTCCCTTGACGTACTCCACAACTGCATCCAACTTGGGAGACTTGGTCAATGACTTAAGCCACCCCGCCTGTACAATGTGATCGGCATACGCACTACCTTTGTCATCTGTCTCGTTGAACAGACGGGCGGAGGCACGAACCAACTCGGGATTGTCGCACAACATTCTGAGCACGGTCATGCGGGACATGATCTCTCCCTGAGCCTCGCCACCCATGGAGTTGTAGTGTCTCCACAGATCAAAGCCACGTCCCACCTTCCCAATGGCCTCGTTGATCTTCCCAAGCAGGTCGGAGGTAACCATACGGTATGTCTTGGCACCAGACACATCGAAGGAGACTGGCACCACCTTAGTGATTAGTTCAGGCAACTGGTCCTGAATGTCCTCCCTAGTCTTACGGTACATCACGTCGCTGAGACTCTCATGGAGATGGTTTAAGTTGCGGTATCTTATTGGTTTGCCCCACCTATCCCTTACGATGAAGGTGCGATCAAACAGGTCGAAGCGTCCCAGAATGGTTGGATCAACAAACTCCATGATGGAGAACAGTTCTTCGGGGCGGTTCTCAATGGGCTGACCGGTGAGTGCGTAACGGTACGGTGACCTCTTGCCTATCTTCTTCAGGAAACGGGACCTCTTAGCAGCAGGCGACTTGATTAGGGTGGCCTCGTCTATGACGATAGCATCAATGCGTATCCTATTTAAATACCTAACGTCATTCTGTAGCATCTCTGCGTTAACAACCACATACTGACAGGAGATGGCTGCTCGCCACAGGGTCTCTCTAGACTTGGGAGGCCCGTCTATCACAACGACACGGGACGACGTGAACTTCTTTATCTCCGACAACCACTGGTACTTCAATGAGGCAGGCACGACCAGCAGGGCGCGAGTGATGTCATCCCTCTTTAGCAGGGTCTCCAAGACAGCCAATGTGGTAGGGGTCTTACCCGATCCCATGACCATACACAGCATCATCTGACCACGGTCGCTCATCAGATCGTGGGCTTCTTCTTGGAAGGGGTACAGCGTCCCGATGAATGCCATCAAACCCACCAAGGTACCGCTGAGGCTTTAGTAACAGCCTCTTCGATCTCATCGCTCGTCATCTCGCCAATGTCTTTCGCATTCGTATGTGAGTAGCGCAGGTAGGAGATACCACCACGGGGACGAGGGCACGCAGCATAAACCCTCTTAGCAGCAGTAATCCCTGCTTCGTCGTTATCTAACGCTATCACTATTATATCAGCACGGGCTGACATAAGACTCATCTGAGCATGGCTGACATGGGCACCAAACGAGGCCAAACCCCCCACCCCAATGCCTAGACGGGCGGACGCCATGCGTACAACATCGAGCGGTGACTCAACCAGAATCGCAGTGTGTGCCCTGAACCGGTCCAGCCCGAACAGGGTCCTAGACTTGTTCACTCCAACGGGGACGTTCCTGAAGTAACCCTTACCCTTCGCCTGCCACCCCCACAGTTCTCCAGAAGGAGAAACAATCGGGACGATCCAGTGCCGTGGTTCTGGGTCCCAGCGGAGCCCGTACCGATGGGCAGTGTTCTCGTCTATACCCCTGCTCTTTAGCAACTGCTCTGGTACCGGTTGGAACCTCCGGTAGGCACCAACGTCAGCCTTGGGGATGAATACCTCCTCGTCGCCGCCCTTGGACTTCAGAGACTCCAACCCGCTCTCGATTATGAACTGGTTAAGCATCATGGCCTCGTCGCTACTGACCGAAAGGCGTAAGGCTAGTTGAGTCAAGTTGCCCGTGGCACCGCAGGCATAGCATATCCACAGACCTGTGGTAACATTCATGGACCACGAGGGACTGTTGTCGTCATGGATTGGGCAGTGACCACCAATCTCGGACTCACCAACAGTCGTGACGTTCACACCAAGCCGGGTCAAGGCTCCCGCCAGATCGTTACCAGTCGTGGAAATCATCTTTGTCCTCGTCATCGTCATCGTCATCGTCCTCACCTATCTCAGTGAAGTCCATGTTCTCCCAGTCCCACTTGATTGTAACCTCTCCATGCGGGGAGGTGCGTGATAGTAGGACCCTGACTATGGACCGGTCCTCGTAGTCGGGGTCCTTCTCCACCGACATAACGATGTCGGAGTCCTGTACGAACGAGGACGAGTAGCCGATGGCGTCAGCAGTGACCCGTCGGGACACCCTACTGCTCAACTTGGCAGACAACACCTGAGTGGTGATAACGATAGGCACCTTGTACTGCTGGGCCAACCGCTTGAGGGACCTAGTGATGTTGGTCAATGCCTGTGGACTTCCCTTGGGCTCTCCGTTCTCGTCGTCCATCATGTAGACCCCGTCCACGAACACGATACCGGGATCATGCTGCTTGATCTTGGCAGCAAGACTAGAGACCGTGGTGGTCGAGGCAATGTCCTCAACGAGTAGGAACGGAACACGATTCTTACGGAGGCGTAACTCCTTGTTCAGCCTGCCCACCTCTTC